GTTGATAATCGGCCTTAGCCGTTCTTAGTGGCCGAAGAAAGTCTGCGTTGGTTCTCTACAGCAGATTTGAGAATACCTCTAACCTTCTCTACTTTCTGCTTAAGATCATCAACAGATTCTGTCCTAGAACTCGACGAGCTCGACTTTTTACTCCCGCCGCCAGACCTTCTCTTGTTAGCCAACTTCTGTTGATTCTTTTCTCTATATTTTTTAGCTTCTCGAGCTTTCTTAGATTTTTCAGATTTAGTTGGGCCTTTCTTTGCATCGCGCTCACGCGCGCGCGCGTCGGCCATACGTTTTCTAAGCTCCTGAGTCAAACGAGTTAAACGCTGTTTAATTTCAGAAACCCGTTGCGCAGCAGAAGCTTGTTGCTTCTCTAGTTCTTGTGCACTAACAGTTCGAGTGCCACCGCTTCGAGTCTTAACTGTATAACTGTCTCCTCGACCTTTACGGCGACCTTTAAGTTTGCGCGTCCTTAAATAATACTCATGAGCTTTCTGAGGATCATATGGTTTGACTCCATGCATTAAAGTTGTTCCGTCGGGTAATTTCATGGTTGTATACCCAATTCCTCAAATACTTGATCAATGGCGCCATCAATCTCATCGAATGGGTCCCCAGACATTTCACCGCCTCCTGCGGGAGGAACTCCAGTATCCGACTGGGGCATATTACTATTAACCAGCTGATCTGCCTTAGCATCTTGTGATGGCTTAACACCAACCGCTTGCCTAATCTCATTAGATGTAAGAATTTCATTTCGAGTAAATTTATCGGCAAGCTCAGCAAGGACACTAATAGGAACAAGCTTAAATGGATCTCGGAAGAACAATATAGACTGATTTTGTGTACGAGCCGTTTTTGTAAGGAAGGTTCTACGCATTGCTTCAACCATTGCCGTAACTAGGGGCTCAATAGTACGGTTATGATAATTGATCATAGCCGCTTCGTCGGCAGTCCCATTCATAACTTCTTCAGTAAGACCCAGTTGAACATACAGCTGCTTCGTCAAGAACTCAATTTGAGTAAGAAGATTATTTTCCGCAGGACGATTAAGTTGAGTAACTTTCTCTGTTCCATCAATCCAAGCGATACCATACTGGCTACCCTTTAGCTGGAACTCAATGTCCTTGCGTCTCTGTTCAGCTCCCTGTCGACGAGCATCAGACTTTACCACATAAGGAAGCTGAATAATAAGATCCAGCTTTCCAGATGCGGCCTGTTCATCAACCGAGTCCAAAAGATTAAGTTTTCGAATGAGTCGTTGAAGAGTAGAACTGGGCTCATTCATAACCCAATATAGTGGATTCTCAATAATTGCTACACTTGATTTTTCTAGTGTAATTTGTTCACGAAGACCGGTGGTTTCATTGTAAACACTAACTCGAACATGTTTAGGATACCAGTGAACAATTTCGCCAACCCTTAAAGTCAAAATATCGAAGCCTCCAGATTGCTCTGGACTAATCGATGTATCAACTGGGACCAACGCACAGACACCCTTGTCAAACAGAGTCATAGCAATATCCTGTCTGAACTGCCGGGCGGCCTGATCCATATTAGCTTCTAGGGTAAGGCAATTATTCAAACCACTATTAATCTCCTCAAGAAATCTCCGCTGATCGTCTGTTCTGACATGTCGAATATCAATGGCAGAAACATCAATAGCAATTCTTGTAAATATAGAGGAGATGATCGATCGCTCGTTGGAGATATTGAGCACAACCCGATCGGTCCTGGTATTAGCCACAGATCCGTAATAAGGAGAATACACACGCTGTTCAATATTGTCTGTCTGACTAGAGAAAACATTCCATGCGTGCATTAAAGCATCGCCAATTCGAGACACTCGTCACCTCCTTTCTATTCGAAGGCTTCCTTGTTAAGCTTATAAGAAATCCAAGCATTCATAGTAGATGCGACATTGTCGATCTTCTCTTCTTGCCGCTTCTTCAAAAGCTTACGATTTCCATTAGTATCTTCCAACGTAATAGCATTGCCCATAGCCCAGGACATAAGCGATTCGTCAAAGATTAGGAGTCTATACTCGGCAAGATTTTTCAATTCACCAAGTGGAACTGATTCTGTCTTTGCGCCCTGAATTACTTTCTCAATTGCATAAGGCCCGTTCTCGTTGGTCCAACGCTCAACAAATTCTTTAGCGTTATACGGGTCGAAACCAAGCGAGCGGGTGTCGTAATCGTGTTTTATGATGTGTGCATCAAGATCGTCATACACATCCATCATGTCGAGAACCGTTCCGGGCATTACATGAAGACTTCCTTCATTAATAAACTCTTCATACTTCTGCCGCATAGCAGCAGGAAGTTTCATAAGTGTCTTCTCAGTAATGTAACTTCGAACCTTTACTCCAAATCGCTCCCTACCGAGTGGGAACAAGAAGCTGAACGCGCAGAAGTCGTCGCCCTGTGAAAGATCCGCTCCGCAGGCACAGGGCATACCATCAAACGACTGAATTCGGTGTGGCAACGTTTCTTCATAGGTGAAGAAGTAGGTGTATCCTTCCATAGGAATACCAAAACGCTTTGCCAAAATGTCGTTTCTGGAGGCAGGTGCCTTCTCTGCCCGCTCGACATCCAAGTGATAAGTTTCATAAGATACTGTTATCCCTAGATTTGGATTAGCCTTTACCCAAGTTGAAGGATCGACAACTTCTTCAAGATCATCCAACTTGTAATGCCAGATCGAAACATGAGGAGCTTGATACTCTCCCTTAAGTATGTCAGCAAGTTCCATTTTGATTGTATCGCCAGAACCATTTCGAACAGTTCCTTCCGAGCTAATAGCTACAATCAAATAGTCCTCTAGTTTGGATGCTCCCTGTTCAACAGCACCAACCACATCTTCCCTAAGATCTCCAGACAGCCACTCATCAATAGTACTTACCTTGGGTCGAAGACCCTGCAACTTATTGATTGCCATTGGACGAACTTCGAGAAGAGATCCAGTCAAGAAGTTCTCAATACCCTTCTTAGTAGACGCCAACTTAACTCGAAGCGCTTTTGAACCAGTAGTGTTCTGCAAAGAACCCTCTGTCAAGAACTTGAACAAAGCTCCGCGCGCGCGGGTAATCGCCGTTCTAATTGGCGACATAACTTCATCCGCCTGCTTCATAGTGGGCGCCGTAGTAATCTGATGTGTTGTAGATGTGTCTACATTAAGAAAGTAACTTTGTATCAACGCAGCATACATTGACTTGGCTGCGCCTCTGGCCACAATCAGATACTGCTTTACGGTCAACCGTTTCTTGATTGTCCTCGTCTCATAGTGGCCCCCATGATTCTCCTTGGTTGGGACATACACACTCCGTTCAACAAAGTAATACCAACCAAAGATTTGTTCTCCCCACAGTTTAAAAGTAAAGAGAAGATGAAGATCAGAACCGTCGGTCAGAGTCATTTCGTTTTCACAGTAACGAATCCAACCCTCAACAGCTTGATCATCATAGTACATGTTAGGATTAGCTATGAGCGCGTCAATCCGATTCATCTCCATAGAGATCTCACGATTTACCGGAATCTCTCCAGCGAGAACCGCTTCGCGAAACTGACCATAATAGATCGGAGTCGCTGTATTCGACAAGCCCATAATCACCTCCTAACTAGACGGCGCCAACCGCGGCAGTCTTTACCGCTTTCTTAGCAAGCGTAGACTTCACCGCACGAGTTGTGGCATCATTTGCTACCTGCTGAGCTGCTTGCTTTCCAGAATTACCCAGAAGACTCAGTACAAATCTTTTAGGAGCACTCTTCTGACTAAACTCAAGTCCCTTCACTCTTCGTTCAAGTTCCAAACGATTAGCATAAGACTTAAGCTCTTGATCTGATAGAGCATTTACACCACTCTTCTTCTTGACTTGACCGATCTTTACCTTGGTAGCAGCATCCTTAGAAATTGGAAGCCCTTGTCCGCCCTTGGCCTTTGCCTTGTTCTTTCTACCAGTAGAAATAGTAACCGATTTTGTCGGAGCTGATCTATGACCCCAACGCATTCCCTTTACACCATGATGAGAAAGAATTTTACCTACAGCAAGAGCCCCTTGAGCAATTGCGTCTTCTTTAAATTCAACAGATACAATCTTTCCATTTGTATCACGATTGAGAATCGCTCGAACTTTCATGGTGTCCGCATGTTTAATATCTTCTGTATGAATAGAAAATCCATCTTCAGCAGTCTTACCCTGAGTGAACTGTATCTTTCGCGTTCCGCTAGCATTGGTCATCCCAGTGACAGCATGCTCAAGAGATTGCTTTTGTAGCGCCATGACATCGTCGTTGTACTTCTTGTATTCGGGCGACCACTTTGATGGATTACCGAAATCTTCCTTTGAGAAATCATGAGGATGTTTTGCATTCAACGCGCCAATACGAGAATTGAAATGCTCTGCAGCTTTATTATTAACCTCAAGGAATTTCTTAAGTGTTCGAGCATCTCTCTCAAACTTCTTATCCTTC